GTAGTCAAATTGCAAATTTGCGTTGGCAGAATAAACACCGGCTTCATTGAAAATTATTTGCTGATCACTTCCAACGGAAGGAATATTTGCTCCAATTTCATCAAGAAGGGTTTGAAATTCCACGCCATATGTTTGTCCGTTGTTATCGCTACCAATAACAAAAACGGCATTCTGACCTTGAAGTGTTGAAAGCCTTGGAAAATTTACAATTGCTGTCATGTTGTTATTTCAACCCCTTGTTCAGTTGCAACACTATCTTCTTCCGGATAAAACGTTGGCGAAAGCGGCCTTGTTCGGTTGCCAGTTCCAAAAGGAAGTGTTGAAGGATATTTTTTCCTTGGTTTTGGCGAATATTGCGTTCGCAATGTTGCCAATTTTGACTTTGCGGTTGTTTTCACTTCCAAAGTTGCAACTTTTTGAATATAGGGTGCAACGGTCACGGCTAGGTTGTAATCAATAGCCAAACGGGTTTGTGGTGGTTCGTTAAGCTCATCCCCAAGCGTTGTTGGCAATGTCCATGGAACGGCTATATTTTCCGAACCCCACAATTCAAGCATGTTCACAAGCGTGTCAAACGTCTTGTTTCTTACTTCCGCACCCGCTTTTTTGATTGGTGAACTTGCACCAAGCAATTGCAATGCGCTTTCAACCCGTGTTCGTGCCGTTGTCATAAAATACCTTTATTCCGCTTGGCTTTTTTCTTCTAGCGCATCAACCTTTTTTTGCATAGTCGCAAGGCTTGTGCGTTTGTCGATTTTTTCACCAAATCTTTCAAGTGCATATTTATATAATGCATCTTTTGCATCATCTTCATTTTCAAACGTTGTTTCTTCTTCAACGGTGTTCACGCTTGTTGAACTTTCTTCCGTTGTTGACGTTTCCGCGGTTTCATTTGTTTCCGCTTCATCTGTCAATTGCTTGTTTTCAGCAAGCAAAAATTGTTCATGCTCCAAATCATTTTGCGCAATGATTGGCTTTCCGTTTGCATCTTCACCCAAATATTTTGGGTATTCGTTTGTTCTTGTTTGTGTTGATTTGCGTCTTGGCATTGTTTCTTCCTCAGAAAATTAAATTTTAAAAAAAAGCGCGGCAGACTATTCCACCGCGCTTTTTCGATTTTATAATATTAGCTTATTGGTTCGCTAATATCACACCGCATTTCATCGGATCTTTAACGGTAACACCGTAAAAAGCCGTGATTCGGTATTGGTTGGTGAACGCACCAAGCTGACCTTGACTTGCAATCACAAGTTCAATGCCGCTATCGGTTTGATCACGCATCACGGAAAGGTTGTTCATGCCTTCAACGGCAAGGTTGCCACTGTTGATTGCGATTGAATCATTTTCCCAAAATGCATTGATTGGCGCATCACTTGTGTTGATGAAAGTCAACGGTGCGGTGTCTGCAAATGGTGCAGTCACGTTGCCGTATTCTTTTTCAGATTGGCTTGCGCCATTCACATCAACCGCGGCCGGTGAAATTTGCAATGTTGTTCCATCAACAACTTCACGCACGGTGAAAGTTCGCAAGTTACCAGTATCTTGCTTGTTGATCAGTGAAACTTCATTCACACCCGCAACCGTGAAACGGTCACCAACTTTCATGTTGGTTGTATCGCTTACAGTCAAATCCATGAAACGGTTGTCAACGTTTTCAGTGTTTCCACCGGAAGTTGTTTGACTTGAAACCGGAACATAAGATTGCGCACCCGTCACCGTTGCCGCACCCGCTGCCGCTGTTAAATTCGGCATGAAGCTTGTGCGGAACGTATCGAAACCGGCTGCATCACCCACCAGTGAACGCTCATATGCAGACAAAGACTTGTTGCCAAGTGTTTGACGTGCTGCAAGGTCACCCGCAACGGTGTTGTAATCGCCAATATTCAACGCCATGGTTTTCATAGTGGTTTGTGAAACGTCTTGACGAATCAAGGCGCTTTCTGCTGCCGCTACGTTGTTATAAGTGCTTAATGCACCCGCTTGTGTCACCGTTTGACCACCTTCCGCAAGAATGCGGTTTGCAACGTCACGGTTGATGCGTGCGGAAATGGTATCAATGGCAGAATCAATTTTCTTTCTTGCTGCTGCCGGATCATTCATTTCTTTTGCATCCAACGTGAACGGAACGTTTGGAATGGTGTTGATGTCAAATGGAACCGCCAATTCAGTCACGGCAGTGCCAAGGCTTGCAGAAATATCCAAGCCATCAACGGTGCGTGAAATCATTGGTACAGGTAACCACTCGCGGAAGTTACTACGGAATTGTTGTGTTCCAGGTGTTCGTCTAACGTCAGATTGACGCGCAACAATATTGTCACTGTCAAACTTTTCGATTGATTCATTCCATGCAACAACAACGTCTTTTGGAAATGCGTTCATAATATTTACTCAACTAAGTGATGAGACCGGCTTCCCGCATTTGCTTGCGAAGTGCACGCACTTCACTGTTATTTCCGGTTTCGGCAGCTTTTTCAAGTGCGGCATCATACTGTTTTTGCAGATTAGAATGCGCAACACTTGGTGCTTGTCCTCCACCTTCAATTGGCGTTTCGGGTTCTGGCCTCGATTCAATTTTAAAATCATCCGCTTTTACGGACAATCGACCAAGTTCCACCGTTGCCTTGACAGGGTTTTGCTCTAAAAGAGTTTTCACCCGATAAGCTTCTTCACTATTTTCACCAAGCATTGCAAGAACCTTTTCCGAATTATCGACATTTTGAACAATGTCATTAACAAGATCAGATCCAAGAATGTTCAACGCGCTAGCTTCAAGCTCCGAATAATTAGCAATTCCAAGCTTGGTTGCGCGGTCATAGTGACCATTCACTGAGCTTTCAAATGCTTGATTATTGTTTTGTTCTGCCATGTTGTTTTGAAGCATGTTCAACTTTTTATCAACAAGTTTTTCCGTTTGCGCTTGTGAATATCGCAACGTTTCCGCTTGGAATCTCTCAACATCACCTTCACAACTTTCAAGTGTTGGCGCATTGGATGCTTCATTTTGTGATAAGCGGTTGGATTTTAAAAGTTTGTTTTCTTGTTCCAATGCAATCAAGCGTGTTGCAAGATCGCTGTTTTCAGAATCTAAACCTTCATTTTCCTTGCGCAATTTATCACGTTGTCCAACAAGACGTTTCACAACGAATTTGGAATTCGGTGCATTTTCTGCACCATTTGGTGTTGACGTTTCACCGTTATTTGCATTTTCTACATTTGAACCATTCTTGTTTTCACCGTCTTGGTTCGCTTGTGCTGCTTCTGTCATGTTTCAATCTCCAATTAAATTTGGGGTAATATCTCGCTTGTGCGGTTGGAAAGCTGCTGCAAAACTTGCAATGATTCTGCGTTAGCTTTCCGGTTTTTCCTTGCATTGTCTTGCTGACTTGTGAACGTTTTCATCCGCGTTTCCGCAGCTTGTGCCGTTTTCAATTCAGCATTTGCAAGGTTTTCAACTGCATCCGTTTGGTTCTTCACGCCTTCACCGCGTGCACGTTCCGCTTCTGCTGCAATCAATTCTTGTGTGGCATCCGGTTGATTTTGTTGCGCTTGCATTTGCGCCACAAACGCTTTTTCTTCATCGTTTTCCGGCTCTCTCAAACGTTGAATCAACATTTGCCGTTTATTAAATTCTTTTACATCATCCAATCCCGTGCCTTCAATATTTTCAATCAATCCGGCATAAAGCATTGGCAAATATGGCGAACCTTCGGGAGTGCTTGCCATTATTTGTGAAATCACATCAACCGTTTCACGTCTTCGCGTTGCAAAGGTTGGTGAAGTATCAACAATAACTTCCAATTTCATGTTTTCAACATCATTGATCCGAACAAATTTATTCATCGTTTTGTGCGGAACATATTCCATCAACAAAACTTCTTGTTCGCTTCCATCTTCTTTCACAAGCCGTTCAAATCTTTGTTCATTGTAGATTTGAGAAGCCATTCCAAGATAAATTTCACCAACGCTTTTCACGCATTGGCCAATGTTATCCATCAAAACCTTTGTCATCATATCAACACGCGACATTGCCGCATTGATTGCTTTTCCGCTTGCATCCGGATCAACTACGTCTTGAGGAACACCACCGGATTGACTTTGAACATAATTACTTGCTACTTCAAACACCAAGCTTGAATTCGGATCAATTGCCGCGGGGTTCACCATTCCAATTGGCCCAGGTGGCAAGGCATTTCCATCTTCATCAACTGAATTCAACAAAGTATAGTTGAACTTTCCAAGGTGTTGTTCACTCCACATAGGTTCGTGACCGGCAACTTGTTCCGGTGTCAAAATTGGCATTGACTTGGAACTTGTTGCGGCATTTTCTGCCATATTTGAAACCGTCATGTTGATCAAACGTTGTGAATCTTTTTGTTTTTCAACAAGGCCATAGTAATATTCTTGGCCATCAACATATGAACGGTAACCATAACAAGGCGCAACCGGAATTCGGTCACCAATGATTTTGCGGAACTTTTCAATGAATCCGCCACCGTATAAAATAGCCTTTTCAATGACTTTGCGCTTGATTCTACGTTCACCCGTTTTGATGAATCCCGCATCCGTTATTGATTCCAAAATATCTTTCAAATCTTCCTTGAATACCACTTTCTTTTCACCGGTGATTTCGTGCTTGTAAACAAAAGCCATTCCGGATTTCATTTTTACGCGATAATATTCCGCAACATAAACCAATCTTTGATTGTTGATGTTGAAAATATTTCTATCCCATGGTTTGAAAAATGTTTCCGGTGAAAAATTTGGATACTTTTCTTTGAATGCTTCAAGGGTGTATGAAGTTAAAATTGCACACCATTGCGCGTCACTTTTATCTTGTGATTTTGCGTTTGGATCCCAAACAACGGTGTTATATGCATTATTGATTTCTTGAAAAACAATTTCTTGGCGCATATCTTCCGGATCATCTTCCGCAATGAACCTTGTTGCAAGCCTAATTGCACCAACCCCACCTTTTGACATTTCGGCCACGGTGGTGTCCATTGATTGATCACCATTTGATTTGCGCCAATCCTTGCGGAACAAGCCGTTCAACAATTCGGCATCTTGTTCACTTGTTTTTCCATCGTCCGGACGATATTTGACAGTGAACCGGCTTGCACGCCATTCACCATTGAACAAATTCACGCTTCTTGATGCTTGATCCATTTCCATTCGCGGACGATTTGCGAATTGATCAGAAACCCACCCTTCCCATGCGCCACCTGGAACATCAACAAATCGGATTGATTCGTTTGATTTGTCGCGTTGGTATTCGGTCAAATTCCACGATTGTGAAACATTGAACAAAATTTGATCATATTCCGCTAGATTTTCGCCACGCTCATTTTGCATAGTGATTCACCGCTGCAATTGGATTGGCTTTCATTCGGACTTTGATTTGTGGGTTTGCATAAAGCATTGTTAATGCATCACCCATGTTTTGTGAGGGAATCCCGCGTTTTCGCATATCAATTTTGCTTTCCAATTGAATCAATTGCCCGTTTGGGCTTCTTTTGCGTTCTACGCTGCACAATTCCGCTTGGAGCAATGGCAGGGATTTTATCGCGGAAGATAGTGAAATCAATTCTTCCGGATCAATATATTCTTTCTTAGAAACTGCACGATAAGTTTTTTCAAAGCGATTTGCAAGCTGAATCCAATATTGCGCACGCTTATTTTTGAACACATCCTTGTTTTTTTGATCTTTTGCATACTGATAATCCGGAAAATCAACCTTTTCACCGCCCCCAAAGCCATGAATGCGCATGTTGTTGCCTTGATTGTGCTTGTTCAAATAAACCTTCACACCCGCGCCAATTCCAACGTGGTCATAAACAAAGTCATTGGCTTGGTGCAAATGGGCAAATTGGAAGGCTTTCTTGCACGCTTCCGTCAAATCTCCCCCGTTCCACGATTCACACCGTTGAATCACGCTTCCATGGCGGAATGCCACGGCTTTTGCATCACTTCCTTCATCTGCCGGATCAAAGCTTGCAACCCGCGCACCCATTGGTTCAAAGCCAATTTTTTCATGCGCATCAATTGCGGCTTCAACCCATTCCGCTTGAATAATGGAATCTTCCGTTGAATCATTGAACCGGCCTTCCCAAATCCACGCATATTTTGATGGCGGCAAATTTTCCTTATCCCATGCACGCAAGGCTTCTTGTTCTTCATTCCACCACGGATTGTCACGCCAATTGACCATGACAATGCAATGCAATTCGTCTTCATAAATACCGTGCTCATATAATTCCTTGAGATATGGAACAATAAACCGTTGTGAAAAGGGATCCGCGCTTGATTGTGGGTTTGCTGAAAACCAACATTGTGCGCCTGGAATACGCAAAATTGTTGGAAGAAGCTTGTCAATTGAAGCTTGGCTTGCTCTGTGGGCTTCCTCAAACCATGAATATTTGAAATCCGCGGCACTTTGCATTGCATCCGGATTGCGATTTGCTCCCTTGTAAACCGTGCGTGCACCGTTCGGTGCAATGATTTTGCTTTCTTGAATATCCCAATCTTGCAAATTCAATCGTTGTTGAATTGAGCTTGAAAAAACCTTGTGAACACTGTCTTGGATTGAATCTTGGTATTCCCGCAAACAATAAATATCCGCGCATTCCGTGGCCATCTTCATTGCGAAAATATCACCAAAGCCAATGGATTTTCCGGATCCACGTCCGCCAATTGCCACTTTGATTGGTGCTTTGCTCATCAAAAGCGGTTCAAGCTTCCGGTTTACCTTGAGCAATGGCACTTATTCAACACCCGTTGTGCTTTGTTGATCATCTGTTGAATTATCTTGTGGCGTAGCATTCACAAATTCAACTTGCCAAGCTTCCGTTTTGAAAGGCTTTCCGCCTTTGTTGCCAATGTCTTGCTCGGATAGTTCCTTCAAGCCAAGATCACGTGCAATTATGTTGGAATTGAGCAATCCCGCGGCCGCACCGCTGAATTTCTGATCACGAATGATTTCATCAACTTGTTCAACGATGCCGGAAAAATCATCTTTTGTTCGGTAGTCTTGCCACGTTGACCGGTTGATTCCAAGAAAAATGCACAATCCGCCAATAGTCATGGCACGCATCTTGCTTATTTCACCATCAACAATTTCACCTTGGAATTGAAAAAGCTTCCCTTCCTTCAACGGATTGGCTTCAATCCATTCAAAATATTCAACGCAAGCTTCCCAAAGTTCGTTTGAATCTTCCCACAATGGCTTGCGTCCGTGTTTTGACCGTGCTTCCCAAAATTTGTTGTTTTCCGGTGCTGCTATATGTGTTCGCCATTATCGTCAACGGGGTTTGGCTTTACGCCTCTCAACTTTGCGTTGGTACTTTTTCAAGGCTTTATGATATAGCTTCACATCCTTTTCATCAACAAACGATTGGTGGCACTTTGGGCAAGTGTGGCGTTTCATGGTGAATTTGAACTTTTTGCCGGTTTCCTTCATTCGTTTCATCATCATTTCGGATTTCATCATCCAATCGCAATTTGGGCAAATCATCGGTTCTTTTCCTCCTTGATTTCTTTAAATGCATAATAATTCGCACAACAAAAATCAAAGGCGGCTTTCACCAATAGAATTGTTGCAAACACCCGAAAACCACAAATCCACGCCAACAATGCCGCAATCACTGCCAACAACATGATGATTTCTTCAATTTTGCTTTCACTCATACACCACCCGCATCCGTCACTTCCAACATTGCCAAGTTATAGCACGCGCTAAACCGTGAACCATCAAGGTTCAAAAGTGGAACAACTTCCGTTCCGCACAACACCCGTGGTTCACCACCAATGATGAATTCCTTGCCTTGATGGATTTTTCCTTCCATTGCGCTTGGAATAATTCTTGCCTTCATGCCCTTCTTGACTTTGATTTTCACCGTTCCACTAAAATCATTCATGTTTTCTTCCTCAATTTGTTTTGTCCAGGCGGATGATTGTCATTTGATTTCAAAGCCATCCGGATCAATGCCAAGTGTTTTGCACCTTTCAATGGCGGTTGTTGAACCCGTCAAGAATAGTTCGGAATAAACATACCAATTTGGATCACGCTT